ACAATTTACAAGGTTTTTATACATTCGTCAACGATCCTATAAGTTAGTTTTATTACCAAAAGCCGAGGGTCCTACTATCACATTAACATTCCTCGATATATCCTCTTTGGTCGTGTCAGTGACCGGGCTGTTTATATCGTCCTCTGCCTCTTTATCAGACAGATATTCTCTGCCTGTTTTAAGGTGTTTTATAGTTACCTCTATTCTAGGTTTAAAAACTTTAACTGTTTTACCCTCTACTATCTTTTCTTCATAGCCTTCTTCTTGTTCTACAAATGGCATTATCTGTCCTCCCTGTTAATTTCTAATATTGATGCTATAACATCTACCTGACCGCTGGTTGCCTGCACCTTTAATATCTCACTTTCCTGCATAATCAATGGTTCACTTAATACCTGTTCTTTTTGATTAGCAGATAAATCTATATCATTATCTATTACAAACGCCGTGCCTGATGCATTAGTTAATGTAGCTTTAACAACAGCCGCGCCACCATTGTCTTCAGTTACTAATAAAGATTTGACAATAGCTCTAGAATTTGATGGCACTGTATACAGAGTTGTAAGATCTGTATTAGTCAAACTTACTTTATCATTCTTATATATATTCGCCATTAACCTAATCCTAACCAGGTAAATCTTTCCTGGTCTTCTTTTTGTTGTGTTAAGTATGTTGAATTTAATTGTTCTATTAATATTGATAGCGCTCTGTTTATTTGTCTTTGGTTGTCTTCACTATATTCTTTTTTAGGTTCTGGTAATCTTACCACTATTTTTGCCATTATCCTCTCCTTCCATCTGGTTGTAGGTCTACTTGAAACGTACCAAATCTCCACGATTCACCAGACCCTGTGTTTTCTATTTTAATATTTGCATATCGTCCTCTAGCTCTAGTGTCAACTTTTGTAGTTGCAGATGTAATTGTAAAAGGACTTAAAGTTGTTACAGCATCAGAATCTGATGGAAAATCTTTTATGGCTACAGTTATTAAATTGTTACCTGTTAATACTTTAAAGTTAGGTAGGAATCTACGCATTGCAAGAAATACTTCACTCTGATCTTTTTGCAATGAAAAACTAAATGATTTTATAAAAGAAGTTAAAGCTGTTGTACTTCCATCAGGATTAATTTGATCGGTTCCTATTTCGTGTTCAAATAATACAGTTTGTCCTAAACCAGTTTCACCTTGAACAACAGGAAACGTCCCAGTGTTAGAACTATTGTAGGCCGTAGCATATGGTTTTGGATATACTAATGAGTCTATCCAAGTTGTTCTTATAGAATTTACATTTGTACCTGTATACCAATTACCCATAGGTAAGTTAGCATTATCTTGTCCATAATTATAAACTACATATCTATCATTAAATGTAGAACTAGCTGTTGGATACCACCAAATAACCTCAGTGAATAGATTGTTTATACCTGCACAGATCTGTTGACCTTTTGTTGTATCAATATCATCGTAGATAAAATCTTCAACAGAACAAGGTAATGTATTAACTGTACCATCAAATGAGAAGAAACCGTTGTTACCCATCCAGTATGCAACACCATCAATTTCTATTGCTGCATTTTTACCAATTAATCCACAGTTTGTACCTACTTGTTCAAATCCAAATGTAAATGGTGCACCTACAAATTTCATCGCATACAATGCGTTATCGGTCCACACTAAAATATTTTCTTTTGCAACTAACGCACCCATAATTTTTGTGCCATCTTGTAATCTTTGTGTACCAGCTGTATTAGTTGCTTCAGGTGTATAGTTATTTATATCTTCATCAACAGAGAATCTTATAAGCATATCATCTTGTGTTGTAGGTGTGCCTATTGTTACTTCTGTTCCAAAATGAATTAAGTGACGTGTTGTTGGTGATATGAGTGTAACTCTAGTTGCAGTTGGATTATTTGTTGTTGAAAATCCAGCTGTGGATGTAGATGCTCTATTACCTGTTGGATTTGCAGCTCCTGCATTCCAAGTAAATGTTTTACCATTAGCAACAGTTGCAACTAATACCTCACCAAAATTACTTAAAGACCAAAGTCCTGGTTCAAGAGTTACAGTGGATGCTTGCACTGCGCTACCAAAACCTGAAAATAAAGTTGCGTTCTGTACTATTGCATTTGTTGAGTGTGCCTGTCCATTTGATGTGCCAGCGGTTGCTGTTCCATTTGCACCTCTAGTGATACCTAAAAATTGTGTAGAGTTTGTTGATGTGTATGTAATTAATTCACTATCTACTAAAATAGTTCCTGAAGATGGAAAACCAGTAGTCGAATCTACTGTAACCGCGGTCCCCGATCCACCTGTACCAGCAGTGTCCGCGTTCAACGATCCGTCTAATTCTGTTTGTGCAACACCGGTAATTGTACCACCATAATTTCCAATACCAAAACCATAGCCATATGATTGTGCTGCAGGACCCACTACCTCATAAGGAGTGATTGTTACTGATCCACCAGTAGATGACGAACCAGCAGTTGCTGCCTGTATAGTTAAAGTTTTAGAAGTAGGAACCGAAAGAACCTGAAAATTTATGTCATTAAATGTTGCTGTTGTAACACCTGTGGTACCACCTGGTAAAGTTGTTGCACTTAATCTTATTATATCTCCAACAGCAATTCCGTGATCTGCAGATGTTGTAAGAGTTACAGTTGTTGTTCCGTTAAAAGTAAATGTTGCACCTGTGATTGCAGTTGCAAGAGGAGTTATATCAAATAACTGACCCTCAAAATATAAAAGTAAAAATTTATCTGTTCCAAGGGCCACGTACCTATTACCATCTGTATCAACAAAGGCGTGTTGTTTTCTAGCTACACCTACAATTGTATCTGTTAAAAGAGATTGCCAGCCACCAACTTTTTCTGGTAGACCATATCTGAATCTTACATTATCAGAATCTACCCAACGACCTTCTGCTCCAACTGCTGTATCTTGTTTGTCGATTCCAGGAGCAAACTTAATTTTCGTAAGCATCTATTACTCCTATGATGTTTGGTTGTATACGTATTGCCAACCTTTGGTTGCGTTAGTGTATCTTAATTTAATCGATTGATTATTAGTAGCTAAATCTAGATTAGATGCAGCACCTCTTATTGGTTGACTGTTTCTATTTACAATAACTTTATTAGTACCAAATCCTCCTGTTGTGGAAACATCCATAATACTAACTTCATCACCCATAGTTGGTGATGCTGGTAGTGTGATTGTAACCTGAGCTGCTGTTGTATCAATTAATAAATTATCACCAGCTACTGCAGTGTAAGCAGTAATGGAACTGGATGTGATTGCAAAATTACCTTTTTGTAAAATATCTAATCTTGCATCTGTACCGTTAGAATGAATTAACATTGATGATCCAACAGGAACAGCTATAGGATTTGAAGATCCAGCTGTTTTAATGTCTAAAGTAAATTTATTTGCTGTAGTTCTGTCTGTTGCATCTTGAATTACATAAACTCTTGTTGCTGTGCCGCCTGTTGTTGATGCAGGTATAATTAAAGTTTGATTTCTTTGTAGTGTGCCTGTTAATTTTAAATAAAGATTTTTACCATCTGATGTTGCACCATCAGACAATAATAAAGTTACATCTGATGACGCGTCAGTCATTGCAACATTTACTACACCTGTTGCTGATTGTTGTAATATCTGTAAATTAGTATTTGTTATTGTTCCCCATAGACCAGCTTTTTCACCGGTTGCTACAAGTTCTAATGCTAAATCTGTTGAAAATGTTGATGCCATATATTATCCGTACGGTTTAATTGGTGTCCAAACCATTGTTGCTCCTGGTATAATTTCGTTCCAAGATATAACACCTACTTCGCCTGTTCTTAAAGTCATAGCGTTAGCAGATGCTGCTTGTATTACGTTTCCGACGATAGTAACAGATCCACTACGTATAATCAAGTTGTTTCCAGATGCTGTAATATTTGCGTCTGCGGTGACTGTAACGGTTCCTGTTCCTAAAACTAATGGATTTTTAGATGCCTCAAGGTTTGCTGTACCAACCAGTGTTACGGTTCCAACACCAAGTGTTAATGGATTTGGATCTAAGTTTTGTTGAACGGCGTCAGCTGCGATATCTGGATTACCAATATTAGCAACTAAATTATTACCTGTAACTGTAAGAGTTACTACATCATCTTTTCCAACTTGAGATATGGGAAATTGTGATATTGCGTCAAAACCTAAATTCATAAATGTCCTTAAAAGGAGACAGGGGGTATGTGGTGGTGCCCTGCCTCCATCTAAAGATTATATCATCGTTTAAACCAAGAAGGAAGACCTAAATGTGGACGTTTGTCAAACATATTATCTTTAGCCCCCGGTGTTTTACGATTGTTATAATGTAGAAAAACTTGAACACATTCTTTGCCTTTAAATTTTTCTCGCCAATGTTCTAGCTCACAGCCAGAATAAACCAGCATATCTCCTGGTTTTAAATCTACTTTAACACCTTTCTTACCAACTTCTCCAGATGGCTCTAAATATATTGGCCAATCATCACCACCAAGATTCATAGTCGTAGATATCTCACAACTAAATCTATCTTTGTGTCTTTTTAATACATCACCTTTTTTGTATATTCTTGCGTAGGTATAAGCTGGATATAATTTTAATCCTGTTGCTTTTTCCATACCTGGCTGACATTTAAGTAATAAAGTCTCCATAGCCATATTAGCGTATTGAGAATATGTGTTTGGAATTTGTCCATCAGTAGGTTCGTATTCACCAATAATATTTTCAAATGGTGAAAAATATCTTGCTTGTCTACAAGTGTCATAGACTTGTTTCTGCATTCTAAAATAATTTGCAATAAAAACTGCGAGGTCTTTTGATATAGCTTGTTTAATAATTGTATATTTTTTTTTCTTAAACATCTTTAGCCATTTCTTTTGGCACTGCTTGTATGTTCCAATGTATAAATCTAAATGGTTCTATACCAAAGTCTACTGCATACTCGTGTTCTAAATATCCAGGAAATATAATTAATGTTCCAGGTTTTGGTCGTAAATGAAATTGTTCGTGACCTGCCCATACACCTTTTATATTTGGTTTCATTTTTAATTTTGTACATCTTGCACCAGTTTTTGGTTCGTGAAATACAGGATAAGAAGTTTTATCGCTACACTTTAAAAAATAAAAACCTGATACGTGTTGATTCCAATGTATGTGTGCTGAATGATGTCCACCACCTTTTTTAGCAAATTCTTGTACCCAAATCTCACTAAACATAGTTGTGTATTGTTGCATATCATAACCTTGATGATCTAAATACTCCCAAGACTTTTGACCAATATAATTTCTAAAATCTAAAAAGTCATTATCGGCTGTAAGTGGTGTTGAATGATATGATCTACCAAAGTCACCGTGTTTTTTTATAAATTCTTTTTCTCTTTTACGAGCATCAGAAATATATTTGTTACTTGCTTTGTTTAAAGATTTAACAAACTCTGGTTTTTCTTCACTCCATATTACAGTTGGAAAATAACTATTTATAAACATTATCTAAAAGGCCTCCCTAAATGCCATACCACAAGACTATATCTTGTGCCTGATGTTACTGGTTTAACTCTATGCCACACAAAACTAGGAAATACAATAATAGATCCTTTAGGTAGTATCTCTTTACATTGTATTCTATGCTTCGATTCATCTCGCATATGTGGGTCATAGTTTCTAAAATCAAATTCTAATTCACCACCTTTATACTCTGATCCATCTGTTAATTGACAAGTCATAGATAGTTTTCTTATTTTACCGTGATCTGATGTATTTGGTTTATCGTAAGGTTTATCCCAACTATCACAATGCCAATCATAATATTGATTTATTTTATATTTTGTAAACTGACAAGGTTCAGATCTGTCCCAATCAAAGTTCCAACCGGCATCTCTATTTGCTTGGTGTACATATGGATGTAATTCTTTATATATCCAATTATCATTCAACCATACTAAATCTGATTTTCTTTTTCTTTGTAAATTTTTAACATCTTCTTTTGATAATTTTTTTTTGTCATAACCACCAGTTCTAGCTAATACTTCTTTTTGTTTATTAGCATATGCTATAACATCGTCACAAAATCTAGGTGTTAACACACCACTAAAATACCAATAGTAATTAGATATATTCATATAATATAGTTTGTATAAAATTTAAACTATCTTTTTGATTATTGGTTAAGTAATACATATTAGTAGATGGAAACATTATAAATT